CCCAGAGGTGCTAGCGTCGGCAGGATTCACCAAGGGCAAGGACGGCCAGTGGAAGCAGAACGTGAATGTCACGGAAATGCAGATACTGAACAACAAGCTCGACACCCTTTCTAATCACAGGACCGGATCGTTGCAGGGGCAGGTAAGAGGTGCCCAAGAGAATACCGCTGGCGACATTGCTCGTCTGGCGGCTGGTAGCCCAGACCCGGTGTTGAGAAGGGCGGCGGGAGTGTTTAAGAATCAGGATAAGGCTGACCGGGAGAAGTTGCTTCAGCTTCAGAACGAAGCGTGGGACAGCTTGATAGAGATGGTGGAGAGGGGGATATAGTTTTCCCGAAGGCTTTCCCGAGATTATAATAAAAGGGCTACTCTCGGCTGGCCTACGTCCTTGTAAGCCGCGTAGATATTGGCTCCGCCTGCTGGGCTCGAACCAGCGACCCACTGATTAACAGCCGGAGGGTCGTGGCTCTGAAAGCTAATAACTGCGCCGATTTCACCCCGAAACCTTCGGGAAAGATCAAAAAGTTTACTACCATTCTATGCGCGTTTGCGGGGTTTGTTCCCGAAGCTATCTGGTAGCCGGGATCTCCTGCAGGTCACGCACATAGGTCTTACGCATCGCAGGGCTTCTGTGCCCTCCGAAGTTGTCCTGATGGTCGCTGATGCCCTTGGCCTTGAGGTCGTGGAAGGCAAATACCTCGATACCCTCCTTACGCATGGCAGCCTGTAGGCGTCTCCACGCGCTCCTGAAAGCGCTCTGGCTGTACCTATGACATATGTAATCTCCGCCACGCACGTCGCTCACAGCGGCACTGAGGCGCTCAGAGAGGCACGTAAGCTCTCCCTCGGACCCCTTTAGGCGTATCAGCCGGACATGGGTGTCAGAAACGTCCGAAACCTTGAGGTTTTGCACCTCTGAGAGCCTTGCTCGCAACAAGTAAGCCAGCTCCATCATCTGGGATATAGGTGGCGGCGCCATCCGTAGCACCGTCTCATACTCGTCATCCGTGACGTACCTCTCTCGGGGAGCCTCCCGGTTGAGCTTCACACCTATACAGGGGTTGTCAGGTATCTCGTGGCGCTCCAGAACCCAGTTCCATGCCGACTTCAGCACGGCGATATGGCGGTTAGCCGCCACGGGGCTCGGATACGTGTCCAGATAGCTCCGTATCGAACGCTTATCCACTTGATCAAGCCTGACACTGCCAAACCTATCGTTGCCTACAGGGGCTCCTGTGAGCTTCTCGATGGCACTGGCATATTCCTTCTGAGACTTGGGAGATAGCTCCCCGAACCTGTCACTATCCTTGTACAGGTCGAGGAGCCACCCAACAGTCTGCCGATCGTCCCCAATCGCCTCCTCATACGCACGCCAGACCTCCGACATGGGGGCGTCGGGTGGTGCGAGGTTGATTGTTTTGCCCCACTTTGTCTTGCCGTGGACACGGCCTAGATAGGGCTTGAGACGATATCCGTACTTATCAGCTAAAACGTACGGCGGTAGACTTCCTTGCTTTCTGGCCATCGAGATCTTGCTCCAGCATGTCGTGAGTTGTGCGGGGCTTCCCGTCCCCGCCAGTCACAAATCTTATCTGGTTTTCCCGAAGCCAGTCCACAACCTTGCCGACTTGCTTGTATCCGCTGAGGGCCTTCAAGTCATCAAAATCCACAACGCTCATCGCTGCCACTCTGGGTAGAACGTGACGTGGTAGTCGCGAATATAGGGCACGCCGACGGTGCATCTGCCGTTACCCTTACCCTCCCAGCAGCCCACGGCAACGTTCAGGTAAAGCTCTCTGGCCTGATAGCCGAGGTTGCAGTCCCACCGCGTGTCCTCAAAGCTCTGCGTCCACTGCAGGTTCCACGGGTTGGGGTCCATGTGGTAGAACTCGCAGCGACGGTCACCGTCAAGCACGGGCCCGTTAGGCTCCTCGGAGAACCAGCCCCTGAACAGGTAGCCGCTGGCCCCTAAGTGCGGCATGTTGTTGATGAACTTGATGATGCCTCCCCTGTCGAACGAATCTGCCGTGAACGAAAACGACGATATAACACCGCGCCCGATTCGGTAGTTGCGTAGAGACCATGCCGACTCGCTGAACAATCCCAAGTCGGTGCCGTCATCCACAACCGGCGGTGGCGGCTCAGGTGGCGGCGTCACCGTCACGACCTCCTCAGAAATCAACTCGCAGGTTCCTGCGTCCACGTCGACCTCAATGGTCAGCTCCTCGCCAACAGCACAAGGGGCTGACAGCGCCAGCAGCGCGTAAACTATTACGGTGGCGACCACGGTGCTGATCGCGTAGATGCCGTAGGTGTTAGCCCTACGCCACACCCTAGGTTTTTTACTCATCGTTGCCTCCTGAGTGTAGATAAGATAGATAAAGCGTGACGCCGAGCCCGATCATGGGCAGGGACATCACCGCTATGATTCCAAGCAGCTCAGTGCTCATCCTTCCTTCTCCAAGTCCCACACGCACCTATTCTTGCCCCTAGGAGCGGGCGCGCTCCTCTTGACCCACAGGTGGCCGTTCTTCTCTGCGTCCTGAAACACCATGGCGGTGACAAAGAAAGCGGTGATGACCAGCAGGTGGCCGCCGACGCTGCCGATGCCAAAGTAGATGGTGCTGCCAGTCCAGAGGGTGAACACTGCGGTCCACATCACTGACAGGTAGAACATCAGCAGGTACTGCGTGTAGACGTTCGGCATGTGCCTCAGCGGGTTGATCTTGGCGTTAAAGAAGAAGTTGTACAGGTCGTAGATAGCGAAACCCAGCCGCTTCATAGCACCTCCTGAGAGTTATGGGGCCCGAAGGCCCCGGTTGATTAGAACGGCAGGTCTTCATCCACTGCCGGCTCCGGTATTGCCTGAGCCTGTGGTGCGGCGGCTCGATCTGGGTCCGGCTCCCATGTGTCCGTCACGGCGACACCCTTGCCGGACTTGGCCACCTTCATGTCGATGTTCACCCACTCCTGACCGGGATTGGCTGCCTTGAACTCGCGCATGAACTCCGCGAACATCGGCAGGTTGATAGAGCCCTTGGCGATGACAAAGTCTGGCGCGTTGGGGTGCTTCGGCTTGGGGAAGAAACCCTTAACCAGCATTGAGTCTTGATTTGACATAATCACTTCCTTGTCGATTGGATGAATTGTTGTTGATCAGCCGAGAGCCGACCCCATACCGCAGTGCGCTCAAACGATGACAGCTCTGCGATTGTCTCCTGCAGTAGCACCTCGTCCTTTTGCTCGGTTGCTTCGGCGATGCACTCCGCGACAGAGTCGAGGAAGTCGTTCGCCTGCTTGACCAGCGTCCTGTGATCGTTCTTGAACGCTGTCTTTTGACCCTTGGGTATCTCTGGGTCATTGAAGAGATCGATCTGATCCCTCTCTGAAAGGGTCCCCAGATACTCAAGGAAGCCCATCGAATCCTGTGCGCTTATATATTCCCGCGCCTTCTCGTAGTTACTCGCCTCGGTGACGTTAGTGTCTCCGTGGTATAGCGAGATGCCCAAACCATGCATCGCTATATTTTTCACGAGACATCTTTGCTGCGCCGTGTTGAAGTCGAACGCATTCGGGCTTGCAACCGGCTTGTTGCGGTGATCGAGCACCGGCAGCTGCATCTCGTGCGTCAGCCCCTCAACCGTGACCCCGGTCTTGACCATCATCGTGCCGTCAGGCAACGTCATCGGCTCGCCGTAGTAGTAAGTCGAGTTCGGGTATTTTGAGAACAGGAGGTGAACTGCCACACTCCATTTCAGATACTTCAGCCCTCCGTGCTTGACCTCAATACCGTGCGAGCAGTCCAGCCTGCTCAGCTCTAAGTAACGATTCTCTTTCTCCATTTAGCCTCCTTGCCTCTTGTTTGCGGCGTATGCCTCGAACGCGATCAGGTAGATCATCGTCCAGACCATCGCCTTCCCTGCGTAGTAACCAACCTCGTACTCCATTTACTCTCCTTGCTGCTCTTCCATGATCAGGCGCTGCAGGTACCACTCTGCTTTCTTGAGGTCCTCCAGTGCCTGTCCCTTGAACCTGTGGCGGTGCAGATACTTATGCACGTTGCCTAGCAGGTAATCCTTAACGCCCGTACCGAGCTGCTGCGCGA